GCTGCCATAATTCAGTCCCTCCTTTAGATAGCGTTAATCGCTGCAACGTACTGACTGAGAGCAATCTGTACTTGAACGATCGTATAGGAATCACCCCAGGCATTATCTGGATAGGGGGCCAAGTTGATGACACGCATCACGTTAGTTGAACCAGAACCGGCAGGGGTCGTTCCCAGGGAAGCGGAGGACAGGCCAGTAGTAGTCGAACCAGCAGTTGGATTGGTAATGTCATACTGATCACCGATCGAGTTTTGCGCGAGTGAGCCAGCAGCCTGCATCTCATACACAATGTTCGGATCGCTGTAATAGTACGCAACCAAAGAATTTGTCTGGAACGATTCGTTAGCAGGCCAGAACGGGGAGATACGACGACGACCTGTCGAATCAGTCCACTCACAGCCGGCAAACGCGCCTTGAATGGCCTCGCTACCAGAACTATTTTCAACATAGCCAGCAGTGTTCATCTTCACGGGCGCACCCTTGAAAATATTTTGTGCGTAGCCGAGGGATACGTTTCCAGAAGTGGAAACAGCTTGAATGCCGTCAGCAAGTGCAACAGCGCGGTCCAAACCGGATGGATGGAAAGCGGGGCGCATGCCAAACGGAGCAGCAATAGTACTCATATTAGCTCCTAAATGGTTTAATGCTTACGCTCAGGCAAATACCGGAGCAGAAAGCGGCTTATCAATATTGCCCAAGCCTTCGCCTTCGACTTGTCCGAGCTTGCGACCCGAACTATCACGTCCAACCTGAGATTCAGCCTGCACCTTGATCTTATTAGCCTCTTCCATTGGCTGATCATGGTGAAAGTGAGTCATGATCTCCTGATAAATGTCTTCAGGGATCTTGAACAACAACATCTCGTTACACGCAATATAGCCAATATGCTCTCCAGCCTTTACGCGGTGATTTTCAAACCCGTCTATCTCTTCTGCTTTCACAGGTACATAGCCAAGTCGAACCCGCTTATCGATACTGTCATAGCCATTGGTTGTCGATAACCAGCAAACGTGCCATCCCGGCAATTCCGGGGCATTGGGCAGCGCACTCTGTGTCCATTCATCGCTCCACATCTTCCGACGTTCCTGCGTTGACACAAACTTCTCTTCAGATGACGCCCTTTTAGTGTCCTCGCTTGCGCGATCTTCACGGCCACCTGACTTCAATGATTTCTTTAAACGTCCGTCCATAGTTAGCTCCTTGGGTATTTGCGTGATTCACGGGCATAGCGTTGCAGCATCTTCGTGCGGAGAGCTTTGTTCTCCCACAATCCTGCATCTTTCATTGCCCGTATCTTTTCTGGCTCAATTGTGACGTTAACTCTGCCACCTTCTGACATCGTCTCCCGCCCAGATCCAGTCACAACACTCCGAGGACGCCTACTTGATCTTTCGTCATCAGAATCAGTATAACGGTGAGGCAATTTTTTATGCAACCGTCTATTGAATTCTTGCCAATAGTCCGGCATAGCAGGGTCCCAACCTTCCTCGTGAAGCGTAGAATCCACAACCTTGGCAATCTTGCTGTCCTCGTCCTTGAGGCCAGAGTCGTACCAGTCGTTCTCCGCTAACCAGGCGTCAGAGTGCCGCTTGATCCGAGGATCGTAAGCTGGCGCCTCCTGAGCGGCCTGCATTGCTCGTTGCTTTAGGTGCCTGAGCTGCTCAACCTTCTGCCGGGCTTCGTAGACCGCGTCCTCAGCCTGGACGCTTAGTGCCCCGTCGGAGTTACTAATGGCCTCTTCCCGCTTCTTCTGAGCCCACTGTAGGCGCCTCTCCTCGTCGTCAATAGCCCGGTCAATCTGAGCTAAGTCAGTGCCCTGAGCCTTGCGCTCTAGGACAGCTAGGCGCTCCTTCATGGCCGCATTCTCGCGGTCAAGCATCTGCAGGCGCTGGTCCTTCTCTACATTGGTCTTCTTGATGTACTCTTTTTTGGCCTTTCGACGGGCACGGCGTGCCTCCCGAATCGGACTGTCGTAGTCGCCATCGGCGCTTTCGTCATCCGCATCGTCGTCTGCCTCTTGTGATCCACCTGCCGCGGCACTTACCGGCTCGTCATCGTCATCATCAACCTCATCGGCCGGCATAGTGATAATGACGCCACCGTCCTTGTCTTCCCGATATTCCAACTCGGTTTCTTTTGCATCTGTACTCATAGTTCCTCCTTAGAGAAAGGCACGCATAGCCATCGGGTCACCCGTTAGCTTTGCGATAACTTCATGGTCGTTAAGGATCATGAAAAGCGCAGGATCTTCGTAATCGTCATCCCCAGGCACCTTCACTTCCCATCTGTCGCCGCCCCATTTCGGGACGCGGATGTAGTCGCCTACCTGAATCCAAGTGCCTTCAGGCCAGTACTCCATCGTGTCGCGGTTCTTATAGGCCAATGGGCCTAGCGCAACCACCACCGCTACCATGTTGTTCCACTTTTCGGTTTCCTTCGTCTCTTCGACTAGGATAATTCCCGCGCTCGTCGCCTTTTTGTGTGTACGCCGCAACTGAACTAAGATGCGACCTCCAAGGGGTTGTGCACCGGGATCCACGCTCGGAAATGCCCAAGCTAACTCAGCGTTATCACACGCTACCGGTTCATTCATTTTCATTATCTTCCTTTAGCAAATCGTTAAGAATATTCAAGGCATCACTCAACCCTAGATTCTGCCCGACCATCCTCTGATAAGACTCCCAGTTCACTGCATTACCAGCAGCGAGGGACACAGCAATTTCCTGCTGTTTAGCCTCGATCAGACCAATGAAGTCAGAGATAGTGTTCATTTACTTTTTGTCTGTGGCAGGCCTCCTGAGGATTTTTGGGCTGAGCTACCGCCTTTTGGTTGAAGGGACGTGCCGTCAAGCTTCTCGCCCATTGCGATGCGCTTGTGCTGCGGTACGTTGATGCCTTTTTGCTCTTGATCACTCGTTGCCATAATTGCCTCCTGAGGGGATTAAAGATAAAACGGTCTTGTCTTGCTCGTGAGAGAGCTTGGCAGCATCCCGCGTTAAACGGGCCGTCTCGATGCGTTCTTTCATATCCTGGTCGTTGGTCGCAATGGCCAACTTCAACTGCTGATCCTCCATCGCAATGTCGAAGTCCTGCTTCATCTTCGCCATAGTCTCCTGGGCCTTCGTAGCGGCCTTCTGCGCCTCTAACGACATCTCGGCCTTGTCCCGCTCTGCACGACGCTGCGTCTCGGCCATAGAGGTGTCCAGAAGGACCTTGGTGTCCGGCGACATTGGTGGCTGAGGACGGTACTTCTCGGCCATCTGGGTGATCTGCTGAATAACCGGCATAATCCCCGACAAGGTCTGCTGCGTGTCTATGTCTACGTGCTGAGACGCGGCACCAAACAACTTGTCCACCATCTTGGGATCCTTGAGGAGCTCGTACTCGGCCATCTTCTTGCCTAGTGACTGCTCCACGTAGCCGTTCATGCGGTTCAGGTACCAGAGCACAATATGCTGTTTGACGTGCTCCATGACCTTAGGCACGAAAGTCGGGGCAATCAACGGATTGGCGCCCAGCACCGGGTTCTTTGCGAAGTCTAGGTGAGCCTGGATGTGGCCAAGGTGGTCCTGCTCAGGGTAAGCCGCGGCCATCTGGCCAATTGCCATCGCCACGTTCTCGTTAGCGGCGTCAATCTTGACCGGCGACGGGGTATCGACCATCAGCTCGTTAACGCCAGGCACCTTGATCTGCTTTAGGAAGCGCTCAATGACCACCTTACGGTTAAACAGGTCAGGGTTCTTCTCCATGATCGCCATAACCGCCTGCGTCTGCGCCATCCGCTGCGTTTCGCTGAAGATATGCGGGTCCGAGACAGGAATAACGTCCGTAATACGGGCAAAGTCCTCGCGTTTGATGTCCAGATCCTCAACCATCTCGCCACGACGCATATCGTCGAGGTACCAGCGGTTAATTCGGGACAGGATCCGCAAGACACGGCCCTGAGACGTATGCATACGGGCGTGAATGCTCGAAAATACGACCGCGCCCTGCTCAATTAACGCCTGGGTCGTGCCAACAGGCGTGTTTGAGTTAACGTCGGCAATCTTTTCCTCTGCCGTAGTCACTACACCCTTGGCTGCATCGTTAAGCCAACCTAAAAGCTGGAAAAGTACCGGGCTTGGCGGGTTAAACGGCAGCGGCATGGCCACCTTACGGATGTCGTCAACGCCAGGGGCAGCCTCAATCTCCGTTACCTGCGTGATTTCGATGTTCTGCGACTGGCCAGAGATCTTCGATCCCTTCAGTTTCAGCGCAGTCAGCGAGTTATTGGTATGTGCGGTGTCTAAAAGTGCCCTCAAGGCACCCGTCAAGGCTGCAGATAAACCACCAATTAGGTGCGGCAGGCCAATTGCATAGGCGCCACGCCAGGGGATGAACTTAAACTCAACGATCCAGTCCAACTTCGACATGGTCTCGTCGCCCTCTTCCCAATTACGATACAGGCCGATAACCTCATTGTCGAACTCATCGATCATCAGGATGTACGGGGCGCTCTCACCCTTCGAGTACTTGTCCTCTTCGAGCTCTAGCCAGGTATAAATGTGGTAAACCCGGCGCACGCCATCCTCATTGTCGCCGGCAGTGATACCTTCAACCTTGTCGTTGGCCTTCTTAGGCTTCGTTGGTTCAGGCTCAGCAGTGGCGCGGATAAAGTCGATGTCGCGGTATAGGCCAGACTTGATACGGGACTTGAACTCCATCTCCGTAATGTCCTGGATCTCAGTTACACGCTGGGCAGTATAGAAGTTAGCCGCGGCAAACGGCAGCAGGACGTTGTCGATTGGCAGGAACTCAGTACATGGGCGGCGCTTCTTCTCGTCGTACCACATCTTCAGGTACTGGGAGCCGCCTAACGGGAGCTGCGTACAGAGCTGCTCCTCCTCGTCACGAAACTCCTCAATCTGCTCCGTTAGTTGCCAGTTCATAAAGTCGCGCTTACGCTCAGCGATCTCTATCTTTTCCTTGTCTACCTCGCCGAGGATTTTAGTCCGGGTCGGACCGTCAGGTGGGAACATCTCCTTAATTGCCCGTGAGGCGAAGTCAACGCAGGCCTCAGCCATCACAGGATGGACGACCTTAGAGGCGCCCTGGAACTGCGCACCACCTGGGGCGTCGTTACCTAAGCCGGTGCGCTTGATGCCTTCCTCGTACTGCTCATCGCGCTTCTTACGGGCTTCTTTATCGTTATCGATAAGCTTGATGTAGCGCATAGCCATCGTGGACACGTCAAAGTCGAAGTCCTCGCTATCTGACAGGTTCTGATAGAAGTCCTCGTTCTCGCGTGGACCCTTTGTGTCCATCGTCACAATGACGGATCCGTCAGGGAGCTCCTCGATGTCCTCATCGTTAATATCAAGCTCAACCTCGACGCCCTCTTCATCCTCTTCGCCTTGTGGCGCCTCAGACATAGGATCTACGAATCGGTCAAACGCTGGGTCGATTGGAAATTCTTGTGCCATAGTTTAATCCTGTGTTACATTAATGATTCCGACCACCACATGGCAAACCACATGGACAAGTACGACCACGCTATCAACTTCCTCCGCGATCAAGACGCCGGCCAAGGCTCATACTTTGAAGAGTGCGCTTGCTTAATTGAAGAGCTACTCGGCCAGGTTCATGAAGCTAAGCCTGTCAAAACGCGTGTTACTTCAGAAGAGCTTGCTGCGACAACCAGAGGTGCAAAGAGCTGGTTTTATCGCAACGGCTCTTTCTCCCCTGCCATTGACTCTAAAGAGTAGCCCATAGACGCCAACGCGGCGGCGGGGGTTAGCCCTTTGCGAATCAGCGCAACTGCCTTTGGCCAATCAGCCTCGGCAAAAAACTTACGCATGTTCTGGATATCCTCACGGGCACCAGGCAGCGGAGCATCGCGTGCGATCTTCTTACGAATTGATCCTCTCACGCCTTCAGACTCGCCAATGTCCAATGCTACCTTTGGCGGTAGGCCTGCTATCTCTTCCAGGAATCCAGACGTTGCCTCACCAGAAAACGGTGTCGTTGGGACAATATCCTTCTCGCCCCACTTGCCAATGCCTGGGACATACACCGAGCTGTTGAGAGACTTCTCTAACCTTGATGGGAATATTCTTTGGAAATTAGCGCCCTTCTTTTTAATCAATGCCTGGAGTTCTTTTGAGCCCATCTGCTCAGCATTGAACGGGAAGATTGTGACGCCACGGCCCGTAGCACTAGCGCCATAGCCGGTGCCTTCGAGCTCTTTGTTTAGGGCAATCATCTGCTCCTGCGTAGGCTGCACACCCAATGACGGGTCGGCCTTGTTGACCCCGCGGCTGTCCAACACAATTGAATTTTTGCCTTTGACAGCGCCCATTGTGTTCGGCAGGTTCAAGGCGCCAGCCTCTTGCGCGTCCATGATTGCTCGGAAGCGCTCAACCGCACTAGCCGTCTTTAACGTCTGCGGGGCAACCAAACCTTTGCCGCCAGTCGGGAAGTCCAGCAGGGGCCTAGCCATCGTCATAGGATTAAACTCATACTCACCGGCCATGTTCCGATACGCACCTACCGACGGCTCTGACGGCAACTGGCGCATGTTCAGCGCTGAATACAGAACGTCGCGGTTGCCGGCGCCAACGGTCGGGGCTTCTGGCAAGGTGTAAGGCGTGGGCTGGTCCCAACGCCCTTCCTGGCTGTACGCAATCTTTTCCTCGGGGGTCGCTGACAGCATGCCTGGGACATGGCCAGTCGATTGACCAGGGATGGCCTCATGGGTGCCGGCGCCTGCATGCTTATACATGTAATCCTGGGCCGTCTTGTTAGCTTCCCGTAACGCGGCGGTGATGCCCTCAATTGGTTCACCAGCAAACCTACCGGTTTTGCCACGCGAGTACAGGTCCTGAGACTTACCCAATACCCAGGGCAGCTCTTGAATGTGCGGACCCTGCCAGTCAGAACGGCCCCCGATAGCAGCCTTGTTCGCACGGTCCACAACTAGCGCAGTCTCGGCGTCCATGAACGGGTGCATCGTTGGACTAACGCCACCAGTCCAAATGTCACCGGCCGGGGTCGTATAGCCAAAGCCCTGCGCTGCTCGGAAGTCGTTCACGCCGAACAAGCCAGTGTTTGGAATTCGCGGGTCGTTCTTATTGGCATACTCGCCGATCTTGAATCCCATCTTGGCAGGACGATCTTGGGCTACCGCGGTGTCTAGCGTGCGCATCGGGGCACCCCGATATGCCATCTCAGGCTGACCAACGGCGCGAGAGTTACGGTGCTTTAACGCAAAGCCAAGCTCAGACTCCGGGGCCACGCCGGCGCTATAGACGCCATGCTCCTCGAGCACCCTGGGAAGCTGAAATGGCTCAGTGCTTTGTGCGATACCTGCCTTTGCCCGGTCGTACCAGGTTCCCATACGGTCAGGGTCGGCAATCTTCAAAGCCTGGACCGAATCCTCGAACTGCTGATCTAAAGACTTCCTCATGCCGCCTAAGGCCTGTGGGCTGCTGACAGTCCGAGGGGCGCCGACGTAACCGCCATACGGGTCTTGCTTTAAATGCTGGCCTGACCTAATGTCTCGCAACACAGCCTCTTCGCCTAATTCCTCTTGCATCTTGCGATAGAAGTCAGGCTGTACCGCTGAACGTTTGCCCTTAGACTCGCCCTTAACCTTTGGTTCAGCCTGCGCCTGCTTTTTAACTTTCTTCGTGAGCTCGGCCTCGCGCTTTTGTTTGTTGCCAAACATTTCAACGAGCTTAGACTCCTCGGGGGACAGCCCGGCAGACGCTACTGCCCTTGTTTCCTCAGCCGTTGGCGCAGCAGGGGCTGCCTTCTTGCCTTTGGCTGCCTTAGCCGCCGTAGCACCGACACCGCCGACTGGCTTAATGTTGCCAGTGAACCCTAACGCTAGTTCCTCGAGCTTGCGCTGCTGCTCTTCTGGGCTCTCTGTGGGCGACGGGAAGTATTGAGCGGCGATATCCCGCATGGCCTGCTCAGGGTCCGTAGCAAGCTTAGATAGGCGCTCCGATGTCCGGCCTAGTTGCTCGTCAATGAACGTCGGCTTAGCGATGGTGCCTGCCCGTGTCCGAGCCTGGCCGCCACCAGACATATGGGTTAGGCCGCCTTTTTTATAATTGTCGCTTGATTCTTGAGAATTTCTTTCTTTAAATCTTTTTGCAATCTCGGCTATACTTTCAGCCCCTACACTCGCTATTGCGTTTTTTTCTGTGTTTAAAACAGCGTTTTGAAGCTCGTCAAAGTTTCTGGCTTTTCGGTCTTGGCTACGCATTTTAATTAAATTTTCTTCAATTTTTTTAGCCACCGCCGCCCGTTCACCGGGCGCAGCTTTGTCAAGCATGTGTTCTTTAATTGCATTTGCAATTTTTTCGTTACGCTTTACATACTGCCCAATTTGTATATTATCTGTCACTGATTTTGCCGGTGTAGCTGCGCGTCCCATCGTCTTAGCGGCAAGCCCAGCAGCTTTTGCGGGACCAATTAGCATAAATTCTGGCGCTGAAGTTTCCAACGCCTGTTCGCGCTCTAGTTGACGACGATACGCTGGGTCTCGCATATCTTGCTGTGGCTTGTCCATTACCGAGCCACCTGTCTTCATGCTCATTGGGCTCACGAACGGGGCTACGTCAGCGAGTCCGAATCCCTTAGGGCCAGACACCTCACCGCCCTTGGCATATTCTGGCATCGGATATCGTAGTTCGCTAGGACCTGCAAAGGCTTCCTTACCTTTTGACTTGCGGCCTTCAGCGTGTTGCCGGGCTTTATTATAGATAGACTCAGTTGGGTTGCCACCAGCCAAAAGATGTTCAAGCTCTTCACGGGTTAGCGTTGGCACAATCAATGGGTGCTCACCAATACCTTCAGCCTCAGCGGAAAGCTCAGTCACCATCCCCTGCTTGCCGGACATGCTGCCAAAGAATCCCTTGCCCTTAGCTCCTTTCCCGCTATGACGTAAGCCATAAGGGGCTAAGCCCTCTTGTGACTCAATGTTTTTCAGACTTACCCCGCCCTTGGCCATGTTAGGCAGGTGGTTCCCAGCTCGATACCAATCGCGTAAGTCCATCGTCAGCTCCACATAGTAAGTCTGTCAATTATCATGGGGTCTCCGTTACCCGTCTACCGACTATGCGGCGTAAGGGTTAACACGCGTCGTCATCATGCCCGAGTCGATCAGGTCCTCTTCGTCATAGTCATCCCGCGGCGGGGCGTCGATCTCTAGCCAGCCTGCGTCACGCAGGTAACGTAAAGCCTGGGTACAGTTGTGCACTAAAATTCCATTTGCGTAGTAACAATGCTCATTTGCTACCGTTAGATCGTACACTTGCCGCATGGTATGGGTGTTCGTGACTGCTCTTACCAAGGCGGAACTTTGACTCGGCTGTTTGACAGCTTGAGCCACAAAGAACCTTCCGAGCAACTTTTGCAGTGCCTTGCTTGCCGCACCACTTACAATTGAAAGCCAACTCAGGATAAACCTTTGGCTTACTCCAAGCTTTTGCCAAAGACTCAGCGACATGCTTCTTATGCCAAGCCACACCTTCTGCTGAACTGTGCCATTTAGCGGCCTTACCCCTGATGCTTTCGAGGTGGCGTAGTTGCCTGTCTGATTTATTCCGTGCGGATAGCTCTGCTTTGTGCTCGTCCCTATGTTGTCTTGCTGGCAAACACTTGAGGTTTGCGATATCGTTGTTACCTGTGTCCCCGTCAATGTGGTGGACATGGTGGCCGGCTGGGATGACGCCGTTGTGGTGAATCCAGACATCCCTGTGAAGCCTTGCGCCAGACCTTGAAAAGTATCGGCGATGTGCCGCGCTGCTGCTTTCAGGGTAACGGTTATACCTTTTACCATTGAAGACAACTGTTTCGACAGCCACACCTTCTTTGCTTTTGAATACCATGATTCCTCCTGTTGATACGTATACACAGTATCTACGCTTGGTATCAGCTTGTCAATGTGTATCCATCCAGTGTTTGTCATCACGTTGTGGTTTCCAGTGCCGTACAACTTAGCGCCAGCATCAACCTCCCATATCTCTTTGACGCCGTTACTGAACACAGCCGTTACAGGCTGCGAACCATCGGGTGTAGCTACAATGTCGCCCACAACTACTGCGTCAATGCGTTTCGTTGTGCCGTCAGCCATTTGAATCAAAGTCTCGCCAACTAGGCACGCGTCCACATAATCATCGTGCGTGGCCTCTGGGAAGCTGCAGATCTGGCTGACAAACCCCTCTGCCCAGTCGCGCACGAAGCCCTTACGGACGCCACTCTCAGGGATCCAGACACGGCCCCTGGCTATGATGTTGGAGACAATGTTGAGCCGCTGCATCTTATCAGCGCGGCCAGGGTTGTAGGCGCGGACCGGCAGGTGGGCTCGTTGCAGGTCTTGTATAAGACTGATGCCGGCGCTCTTGTCCTCAACTAGGATCAGGTCAACCCGCTTCTTTTCTTTACCCTCACCGAATATCGTGTCGTACTCGTCGATGACTTTAGGACGTAGGTCTGGGTACTGCAGCCGGTCCTGCCAGGCGTCGATCACCATCACGGACATTGGACCGTCCAGCGGTTTAAACATGCCGAAGGTTATGCAGGCCGTCGGGTCGTTGACCGTCTTCTCTGTGTAGGCGCAGTCGTAGCTCTGAATGATGTACTCGAATTTGGGAAACTCACGGCCGTTTGGCCAGAGCTTGAACATCTCCCGCTTAACGATACCCGACTCCTCGGGATCCAGGATCTCGGCGTAGATCTCCTGCCGGCCAAGCTTCGTCCCCTCGTACTGCATGATCTGCTTCTGGAAGTTACTCGACAGGTTCGCTATGTTGTCGTAGGTTGATGCCGTTGTAACAACAACGTCGTCACCGTCACGGCCAATCAGGTCGATGATCAAGTCCTTCGGCCGCGGGGTCGTTGTGCAGATCAGCCTGGTATGCTTACCGAGTCGGACGCTAAAGTTGATCTGGTCCCATGCGGCGTCGAGGTAATCCCAGGCCGCCAGCTCGTCGCACCAGCCGCCGTGGAACTGTGGGCCGCGGAAGCGCTCAGGCTCACTCGCTGGGATCCCCTTGATGAGGGATCCGTTAATGAGCGTGATCTCGTGGAAGGCGCGGTTGTAGTCTTTAATGAGGATCGGGGGGATCACCGACATCAGGCCGCTATCCCCCTCAAAGCAGGTAGCCCTGACGTCAGCGCTCGTAGGCGCCCCGACTAACCATCTAGTGTTAGGTTCGGTCCAGGCCCACCAGGCAAGCTGCTCAGCCGCCGTGCGGGTCTTGCCGGCACCTCTCCCCGCCAATAAAAGCCAAACACTCCACCAGTCGCCGGTAGGTAATATCTGATGCCTGTGCGCCTTAGACAGCCACTGCATCCTCCAGCCATACGCCGCCCGTTGTGCCGGGGGCATTGCCATGAACTGACGACGAACCGTCTCGTCTTTCAGTATCTCGGCTAGGTCACTCATTTTTTCGGCTTCTGCAGTTGCTTCTGTAGCGCCATATTCTCTAGAACGCTATCGAAGACCTCAGTCCCCACCGTGACTGCTAATGGGTTATCCTTGTCACCACCGACCTTCAAGGCATCGCCGTACTTCTTTGGCTTGAGCTTGCTGGCTACCCACTTCCTGGCGTCAACGCGGTTCCGCTGCCAGGTTACCCAGCCAGAATCGGTGCGGCTAATCCCCTTCTCGTCAGTCACAGAGTCGGGCGTCTCATCAGCAATAGCTAGGATCTCGTCAGCTAAAGTGTCAGCCTGCTCCTCCCGTGCACGCGTATATTGCTCTGAAAAATCTGGCTTTTGTAGCAACCACAGGTACACCGAGCTCTGCGTCGGCATCCCCTCGTCCTTTGTAATGCTACGCAGCGACTCGCCGTTACTGATCCTAATTAGGATACTCGCAGCTAGTTCAGCGTTGTATATGCTGGGTCTTCCCATCTTGGCCATAGTGTGCTCCTTTGGTCGCAGTGTACTTACGCTTCTGGGGCTTGTCTATCTTCTATCCCGTGATGGGCTTCGATAGCTCGGGCGAACATGATAGGGAATATTTCCGGCGGGTAGGCTGCGAAGGTCTTCCAGGCTTCCATTGCGGCTATGTCGTATAGCTCTTGGATCTGGGCTTCTGTGAGTGGTTTCATCTCTTTCCCTTGTGAAGGTAATCGTTACTAGGCTCGGGCCTCCACCGTCACCTTTGGCTTGATCGTTAGTATCTTCCGGCCTGCGAAGGTCTCTATCGGCGCTAGGATGAAGCACTCT